ATGATCAGGCATGTCACGGTATGAGAGGTCAACGGCGCGGCCTGTGGCGTGTACTGACAAGCTGCCGGGTTTGCCTTTCATGTCACGTTGCCCGTACGACCCGTTGTTCCATAGCGAGCCGTTCGCGTATTTGACGGCCTGCCTGATCCATTCGTCCATGCCTGGGCGTGGGCCTTTGGCGGGGCCGTCGGCGTTGCCGATGTAGTCGGTGGCGCCTGGTACGCCTGGTTTAGCTTTGGCTATTGCCACGACCGTATGCCGAATCGTTGGGGTTGGCCCATCGCATGATGACGGGGAGCAGGGCGGCGGCGGCTGCTTTGGCGAGGTCTTGCGGGTCGGTGTTGCCTGTGGCTGCGACAGCTGCAACGGCAGCTATGACGGATCGAGCGTAACTTGCGAGCATTGCTTTAGTTTCTTTGCTCATGGGTGGTTCTCCGTGTGGTGGTCAATTTTTTGTTCTATTCGGCCCAGCGCTTCGTGTACTTGTCCGTGATCTTGACGGTTTTCTTTTTGACCCCGATAAATGAGCGCAACGAGTAGAGAGAAACAGCCACCGACCAAAGCCACCACAATCTCAACAGCCATCGCGTCACGGTGCTGGTGGGTACGGGTTGTCGGCTTTGACTTTGGCTACAGCGGCGCGCCATTCGGCTTCGGTTGCGTCGCCACGTTGCCATTTGAAATACAGCGGGTCTGATTGCTTTTCGTAAGCGATAAGACGGGCTAGCTCAATGGCAGCGACCTGATTTTCATACATCACCTGCGGCCAAAGGGCATCAAGTTCACTTTGCGTCGGTTTTGGTGTGTTTGATAACCATACGAGACCGTCATAAGTGTCGCCGTTCAACGTCCAAGAGTCGTTTGGGTATTTGGTCGACAAAATGGCTGCATAATCGATCATGGTGTGACCTCAAGAACGGTGATGGTTGAGCTGTATCGGGAGAATGATGAGCTGTTGGTGTCGGTTTGTGATCGGTTCACATAAATTGTTGCTGATCCGTTGTTTGCAACCTGAAGTGAATAAGTCGTTGCCGACGTCGTAGCGGGACTATCCAAGAACGACACAGATACGGGGTATCCAAATAATGCATTAGTAGCAATTACATCGCCCGCTGATGGTATGCGTGATCCAGCAGCTGCGCCTACGCCTATCCCGGTGCCGCCACGAGCTAACCTGACGAAACCGTTATTCGTGCCGACGCTTTGGCACATTGTTGATGTCGCAATACATAACACTTTGTTGCTGCTGCTGGTTGGCGTAATTGATACGGTCAACCCGGTGATATCGGTAAATGTTGCGCTCGCCATTGTAAATGTGTCGTCCTTGAAAGCTGATTTGACTTGGACGACGGCGCCCAACGATTGCCATGCCGACCCGTCGTAATACTGGGTCGTGTTGCTTGCCTCGATGTAGGCAAACTGGCCCTCAGCAAGCGTCTTTTCCCCTGTGCCACCAAACGCCGCATCGCGGGTAATAGTGGTTGCGAACACGGGTATGCCCGTATTCACGTCCATCATCTGCTGGGCAGTCAATACCTGTCCACTAGTGAACGCGGGGACGCTGGTTTGTGTATTTGGCATGGTGTCTCCTATCCTAAAACATTCAGGGCGTCAAGGACGCCATAGGTGGCGTCGTCCAATATGAGCTCGTAAACAATGGTGGTGGCGGCGGTGTACAGGTTGACGCGGTGCCCGGTATTGAAGTCGATCATATGTTCAATGCCTTCAACGGACAGTTCTTGGCCGAGGCTGGTTGTCCCGGTGCCTGTCGGAAACGTTTTTTCAATGGTGATCGTGTCGCCAATGTCGATGGTGGCTACGGTGTCGCGTTGGGCGGTGGTCAGCATGGCGAATTTGGTGGCGACGTCGGTGTACCTGGCTTCGGGTTCGCCGTTGAGCAGGTAGGTTGCGGCGTCGGCCAGTTGTGTGCCAGCGCTTTCTAGCAGGCTGTTGGTGATGCTTTCGGTTTGAATGAAGTAGGTGCTGATCGAGGTCAGGTCGCTGGCGGTGGCGTTGGCGCCGTCAAGGTTTTGTAAATAGGCGCGGTTGACGACGCTGTCAGCCTCAAATGTGATGCCTACGTTGTCGTATTTGACGCCTGTGCCGTTGTCTTTGAAGTCGGCTACCGATCCGCTGAGTGTGGCACCGATGCGGTTTTGGAATGTCAGTACGCCGTCACGGGACACGAATAAGCGTCCGAATTCGGCGGTGCCGTTGATTTGGTTTAGGTAGGCCAGCACGTTTGTGCCGGCGGGCACGGTGTAGGCGCTGTCGTGGCCAAGGTTGACGGTGCCTGCCGAGATGTTGCGGGCGGTTGGCCCGGTCGGGTAGTCGACTTCGGGCAGGTTCAACACGCTTTCTATGCGCTGACCTGATGTTTCCACCCCGACGTTGTATTCGTCCATGTAGGTCTGTGCAAGTAAATAAAAGTCGTCGGCGCAGTAGACGCTGACCGTGTTCAAACCGCCTAGCGCAAAGTTGTAGTCGTAGTTGACCACGTAGCCTTTGAACAGGTATTCGAGGACGTTGCTGGCGTTGTACCGGCCCAAGCGCACACGGCGCATCGGTGCTAGGCCAGGCACGTTGGCGTTGGCGTCGTAGTACGGGGATTGAGTATCAAACGGGTTGAAGATGCCGTCGGCGAGCGTGTCATTGAGCGTGAACGTCATGGTGCCTGCGCTGAACTGGTCGCCCTGATCTTTGCGGCCTCGACGCACCGCGATGTTCAGGGTGCCGTCGGTGACGTCAGCAAACTGGGTCGTACCGTCCAGCACATACGTCGTGTTGTCTAAGACGCCTTTGGTGCTGTCGTCAAGCGTAAATGCGTCAATGGAAAATCCTGCGTCAATTTCGAGCAGGTAGTTGCCTGATTGGACGATTGCTGTGCCGGGCATCAGACGTACCCGCTGACCTCAATGCGCGCCGGGCCAGCCGATCGGTTGTAGGCGCGGATGCTGTCTACAACGGCTTGCCCGATTTCGGCGCTGGTTGCTAATCCGCCGTTGACGTTGACGGTGATGTTTTCTAGCATGGCGTTGCGGGCGCTCGAGGTGAACGGGTTGCTTGCGATGCCTGCACCGAGCATGTTCGGGGCTTCCATGATTTGTCGGACGGATGCGCCCCCGCCGCCACCGCCCCCGCCAGCCACGCTAGGAGCCGCTACAACGACCGCAGACCCTGTGGATGAGGGAATAGGCACTCCAAGGTTTTTGTCGCCGCCTACGGCCGCTACGAACGCGCTAGAGCCGCCTCCACCAATCTTGCCCATTTCAGGGATGGTAAAGCCTTTGCCGCCGATGCCTGGCACCCAGTCGGGGATCTCGAATGACAGGCCGCCGAGGGTTGAGTTCCATACGTCGGCGATCGTGTTGATGATGCGTGTCCACACGTTCAGCATCGTGTTGAGGTACCCGGACACGAAGTCAACCATGACTTTGACGCCGACTTTGACGGCGCTAAACACGGCGTCTACGACTTTTCTAAAACCCTCAAATTTGGCGTATGCGGCGACAAGAGCTGCACCAAGTAGCACAATGGCGGCTACGACTAAGCCGATCGGGTTGGCGGCAAGCGTGATGTTGAAGGCGGTTTGCAAGAATGCTGCGGTTTTGATTGCCGCGTTGTACGCAATGATCGCAGCCGAAAGTGTGCCGATTACCCCGGCAAGGATGATCACCACGTCGGCGTTTTCCTCGACGGCCTGCGCCATCTTTGTGATAATCGGTACTAGGCGCTCAAGCAATGGCAGGACGGCTGCGCCAATGCTTTCTTGCATTTCGGCAAACGCAATCTGCATTTTGGCCATGCCGCCCTCAGCGGTTTCGGTAAATGCCTGGTTTGCGCCACCGAACGTGCCACCCAACACGCTAATGATCGTCTCCATGTCGGCACCCTCACGAATAAGGTTCGCCATTTCAGGCGTGAGCGATCGTAGGGCCTTGTAGTTGCCTTCGTACGCTTTAGCAAGGCTGTCGGCGACGGTGGTTGCGTCAATGGATGTTGCCCGGCTGATATCGAGCACGAGCGACATTTGGGATTGAGCTTCGTTTATGTCTTTCGTGCCACGGACAAGTGCAGCAAATGCGGGGCGCAATACATCGTCGGCAACCGCCGCCTGGCGTGACATAGCGCTAATCGCTTTTTCAACTTCGGCGATCTGTTCTTGCCCGGCACCTGTTGAGTTTTGAAGCTGTACGGCAAGTGCGGCTTGTGCGGCCTCATCTTCGGCAGCCGCTTTAGCAGCCATGCCAAGACCGGCAGCGAGTGCGCCCGCAGCTGCGATCGCAGGCACAAACGCTTTTTCCATGCCATAGCCGACCTTTTCCGAGGTGGTCTCAAGGCTGTTAAATTCTTTTTTGGCGCGCGCAATACCCTTGTCGTCGAACTCGCTGATGATGGGTATGCGAATACTCATATGGTTGCAATTCTACGATTTATCTCGTTGGCAACCTGTTCAAGCGCTTTAGTCATTTCGTCTTGCACGTCGGTAATGTGCGCCTCGGCTGACGGCCACATGACGCGCGACGGGTTGCCAGCAAACGCGGTCAATGCATCACCTAGGCGGTTTGAGTTGCCACGGCCCGCAATGTCATAGATTGCGGCTGCCGGGTCTTTCTGAATGATGGTCACGACGCCATCTTTTTTGCGTCCAGCATCCACTTTGACCTGTACGCCACGTCGAGCTTTACGCTGATCCCACGGCAACAGCTGACGGCCGTTCTGCGTCCAGCGATACCGCATACCTGACAACGCTTGTGCCGGGTAGCGGCTTTGTGCCTCAAGCACGATCGGGCTGGCAATCTGCTTGGCGTCCTTGGCAAATTGTTTGCGGGCCTCAGGGTCGATCTGCCTGAGGTCTTGCAACATTTGTTTGACGCCAATCACCTCAACGGTTACCATTAGCGGCTTCGCTTTGCTTGTTGCTGTTGCAGTTCAAGGACGTGGAACACGGTGGTCATGTCTCGAGTGTCAAATTCCACTTGCGGCGGCCAGTAGCCCGTCATAACTAAGACCTCAGCGAGGGAGCGTCGCCAG